GTCTTGAAGACTGCTTTGAGTGGGAGCTCAATGATCAGGTCATTCGCTTTGACTCGATAATTGATTCGCTAATGAGCACTGACGTGCCACGATCACAGTTCCGTGAGGAGCTTATTGACTGGCAAGATGACGTGGCTAACCTGGTGGATGAGGTGTCAGCCCTGGAGCCTTACGAGGGATTCCGGGAGTTTGCCACCATGGCAGAAGAGCTGTTTGGGACTGAGGTTTAGTCTAGTGCGTAAATTCTCTGTTGGGGGTATAATCGGATGATGATTAAACTGACTACAGATGAAGACGTCCATGAGGCCGATATGGACCTGGTCCGAGACTACGCCGAGGCGCTAGTGGACCGGGATAAGCAAATGATGATTGAGGTGCTGTACCTGACTCACCAGCGCATGGAAAGAACGTGCCGGTGTTTTGAGGTTAACTGCACTTGTGACCTAAAATGAGACCTTCAATATTTACAGATGAGCTAGCCGCTGACATATGTCGCAGGCTATCCCTTGGTGAGAGCGCCAGGCAGATCTGCAGGGATGACAGCATGCCTGTTATGTCTACGTTAATGAAATGGTTGACAGAGCCTGATAAAGTCGCATTTTCGGAGCAGTACGCGAGAGCCCGTGACTGCCAGGCTGACTACTATGCTGATGAGATCATCGACATAGCAGATGAGCTGGGTGAGGGGGTGGATTCTAACGCCGTTAACATAGCCAAGCTGCGCATTGATAGCAGGAAGTGGAAGGTTGCCAGGATGTCGCCCAGGAAGTATGGAGACAAGCAGCAGATCGACCACACATCATCTGATGACTCGTTCAAGCCCACAGTGATTAAGCTAGTGGCAGAGCCATTACCAACCAATGACTGATACTGCAGAGATTCGGCTCCCTCCCAAGATAGTCGAGGTCTTTGAAGGTGAGGCCCGGTATAGAGGCGCATACGGTGGCCGAGGGTCAGGCAAGACCAGGTCTTTTGCCCTGATGACTGCAGTGGCTGGGTACAGGCATGGCATGGCAGGTAACAGCGGCCAGATACTCTGCGCACGAGAGCACCTAAACTCCCTAGATGAATCATCCCTGGAAGAGATCAAGTCTGCCATCAAGGCTGTCCCCTGGCTCCTGTCGTACTATGAGATAGGCGAGAAGTTTGTCAGGTCCAAGGATGGCCGCATCAACTATGTATTCGCCGGTCTACGCCGCAACCTGGACTCAATCAAGTCAAAGGCCAGGATCATTATAGCCTGGGTAGATGAGGCTGAGGGTGTATCTGATGCAGCCTGGCAGAAGCTAATCCCAACTGTCCGAGAGGACGACTCTGAGATATGGGTGACCTGGAACCCTGAGACCAAGCACTCAGCAACGCATAGGCGCTTCCGCGTCAACCCTCCCCAGGACAGCAAGATATGCGAGATCAACTGGCAGGATAACCCCTACTTCCCAAAGGTCCTAGACAACGAGCGCAAAGAAGACTTTAAGCTGCGCCCGGATGATTATGGCCATGTCTGGGACGGGGAGATGAAGATACACGCCGATGGCGCCTACTACGCTGTAGAGATGCGAGAGGCTAAAGCTGAGGGCAGACTAACCAACGTGCCATACGACCGCGCTGTTGGCGTTGTAACGGCCTGGGACTTGGGGGTAGGTGATAGTACCTCTATCTGGTTTGCGCAGTTTGTAGGGGCTGAGGCGCGCCTTATCGACTACTATGAGAGCAGTGGTGTAGGTCTGGACCATTATGTCGCCCTGTTAAACTCAAAGGGCTATGTATACGAGAGCCATGTACTTCCGCACGATGTCAGGGTAAGGGAGCTAGGCTCAGGCAAGTCTCGCCTGGAGACACTTGGCGCCTTGGGGGTGAGGCCAATCACTATAGCTCCGCAGTTGATGGTTGATGATGGTATACAGTCTGTGCGCTCCATGCTCCCCAGGTGTTGGTTCGATGAGGAGAAGTGCGAGCGAGGCATTGATGCTATCCGGCAGTACCGTCGAGACTATGACGACAAGGGCATGACCTGGCGTGGAAGACCTCTACACGACTGGACCTCTCACTGCGCCGATGCGCTGCGATACCTGGCTGTTGGGTACAAGCCCACATCATCTAGCTGGGGTGAGCCACTACGCCGTAACCTGCAAGGCATTGTTTGATCAATATGATATAATCGGCCTTTTTAGGGCTGCTGGACTTTAGAATGTCAAAAATCATTAGAGGCGCAAAAGGGCTAATGGAGTTGCTAGACAACCCTGTCATCGACCCTGCAGAAGTCAACCGCAAATATTCCAATAGCACCGCAAAAGTATTAGAGCCTTTTTACCGCCCTAACATTGCGAATGATGTGCGCACATTCGATCAGCCGCCGTTTAGGTTGTCGGAATTGGAAGGTCGTGGCGTTATGTTCCCTGAGTCAGACGTAACCGCCGCGGGTTATGACCTGGTAGGCATAGGAAACAAGCCTTTAGCCAGGCCGGTAACAATGGAGACTGGGGTTGACCATATCTTTTATGCGCCTGATAACGCCCTCTGGAAAAATGATGCTAGCGTTGCCAATAAATACTTAAAGCGAGCTAAGGCAAGGCAGGCTGAGGTGCAAAAGCTAGGCAAGGAGACAGGCGGTCAAGATGTGTTTCTGCTCCCGTATGAGGGAGGCCCTCAGTCTAGCGACTGGTGGACCGGAATCGGCAGAACGATGATTAACTACAATCTTGAGAATGCCCCTGCAAAATCAGTCTCATTGATGGATGAGTTTATCAAATCAAAAATACCAGAGTGGCCCGGCTCTGACAGCCCTGATGCTGAAAAGATATGGAACGCCACTGGCGGTGGTACAAGGATGGAGATCACTCAAGCCCTGGACCAAATGCGGCTAGAGGGTGGGCTGACTGAGGGTCAGGCTCGCGTTGCTACATCTAGGCAGGACCGACTAAACATACCTCATGGATCATTGCAGAATGTCGGAGTAATGGACATTGAGCGCGGCTTTACTCCAAACCTAAGCCCGGATTATAACGCCTCAACGCATGGCGAGGGAGTTGGGATTCTGAAGCAGCCCGTGACGGCCTATGACTTCCTTTTGGATAGAACAACTAAGAGCGGGAAGCCTTTAGTGCCAAGGTCGCTGCAATGGCAAGATACAAGCAAGGTTGTCACTGAGCAAGACCTCAAAAGGATGCAGGACAAGGGCATCGATATCAATTCTCCTGCAGCAGTTGGACTGTTAAGCGGTGCTGGAGCTCTTGCTGCGCTAGCACCTCAAGAAGCTGAGGCTGGGGCAGCCGGCCTGCTGAATAAAATCAGAGCTTATCACGGTTCGCCGCATGACTTTGATCGATTCTCGACAGAAAGCATTGGCACGGGTGAGGGTGCGCAACAATACGGGCATGGACTATACTTTGCAGAGCGCGAGCCTACAGCTTTAAGCTATCGAGATGCTTTAACTCCGCGTGATTATGAGTTCGAGAATTACTTAGCGATTCAAAATGAGATGGCTGAGAACTCTGGCGACTACACGCGCATGGAGTTTTTGCAACAGGCCATGAATCACGACACCCCTCAAGACTTCCGAAACATTGCAAGCGATTCTGATTATGACGATGACTATCGGGAAATGGCTGCAGACTTTGCAGATGAAATGGAAGCATTCAGGAATGAAAGTGGAGAGCCTGTTAACTTTGGCAGGATGTATGAGGTAGACATCGATGCTCAGCCTGAAGAGCTGTTGGACTTTGACGCGCCATTAAGTGAGCAGAGTGACCAGGTTAAAAACATGTGGGACAACTGGAAGGCAAGTGCTGCAGGCAAAAAAGTTGCTGCTGAAATGCCCGGTAATTTTGAGGGCGACATCACTGGGCAAGAAATGCACAGCCTTATTTATGAGGGTATGTCACCTAACCCAGAACAACAGTATGGCCGAGGGATGGCTATAAAAGAGTCTATTGACACTACACAATATCTGAGAGATCAAGGTCTTAAAGGCATCAAGTATGCTGACGCGCAAACTAGATTCTCTCCGAAAGGCCGAACAAGCAACTACGTTATATTTGATGACGCAACCGTAGACATAGCAAGAAAGTACGGCGTGTCCATGCCAGTTGCAGCAGGTCTCTTATCGAGCGGCCTGGGAACAGAGCAAGCGCAAGCAGCAGAATACCGTGAAGCCCCTGTAGTGCAGGAGCAATCATTTGGCGACATGGTTAATGAGTACGCCAACATCAACCAGAGAGCCCAGGCAGCAGAAGCCCAGAAGTTTGACGCCCTGATGCGCGAGGACGCCAGGTTGCGTGAAATGGGGTCTGCTTCATTCGGCCAGGTATCCCCAGAGCTGGCTGCATACCGCCGATCACAGATGCTGCCGACAATGGGCGAGATAGGAATGGGAGCCCTTGAAGGCGTTGTCGATACGGTAGACTTTGTGTCTCAGCTTCCTACAGCGATATCCACCATGACCATGCCAAAGCGCACCCCCTTGCGTGATCGCCTCGGTGGACTTCTAGACTACAGCTTTGTGGATGAGAGGGATCAAAGGGCCAGGGACGAGGCTAGATTGATTGGCGGGTTATTAAGCCCCATTTAATGGTATAATCGGCCCAATAACTGGAGGCCATAATGGCAATAAGCACATACAGCGAGCTGCAGTCGTCAATGGCAGACTTTTTGAACAGGTCTGACCTGACTTCTGTGATCCCGACATTTATTGCGTTGGGCGAGGCCAGGATGAACCGAGACATCCGTCACTGGCAGATGGAGAACAGGGCATCGACTACAATTGACGGCCAGTACCTAACCAAGCCAGGCGACTGGGTTGAGACTATACGCCTACACCTAACCGGCCAGAACACCTCTGCGATGGACCTGTTAAGCACTCAGGCCATGGCTGACAAGCGCCAGGGCGCAGAGAATGTAGCAGGCAAGCCAAGATACTATGCCCACTCTGAGGGCCAGTTTGAGGTATTCCCTACCCCTGACGGCTCATATGCTGCTGAGTTGCTATACATCCAGCAGATCCCCTCTCTCAGCGACAGCGCGACTACAAACTGGCTGCTGACATCATATCCAGACATCTACCTGTACGGCTCACTACTGAACTCTGCACCATACCTGGCTGAAGATGGCCGGGCTGAGGTGTGGGCTCGATTGTATGGTGAGGCGGTAGACAAACTAAACTTAACTTCTGAACAGGCAGCTTATTCTGGTGTTGGCCTGACAACTAAAATACGAGGACTCGGATGAGCTTTTCCAACTTCTTAGAAACAGAGGTCCTGGACCATGTGTTTGGTGGCAACGCCTACACAGCCCCAGGAACTTTATACACTGGACTATACACTGCAGCACCTAGTGACACAGGCGGCGGTACAGAGTTGTCAGGTAGCGGCTATGCTCGCCAGGCCACAGCATTTACTGTGTCGGGTAACACTGCTAGCAACACATCTGCAGAAGAGTGGGCAACAGCTACAGGCGACTGGGGCACGATTACGCACGTCGGTGTATTCGACGCAGCCACAAGCGGTAACCTGCTAGCCTATGGGGCATTGACTGCAAGCAAGACCATTGCCACTGGTGACGTGTTCCGCATCCCTGCTGGTGACCTGGATATCACACTAGACTAATATGCTTTACGGAGCATATAAATATGGTCAGGCGGCGTATTCTACTGCTGACCTAGAGGATGGCGCGGTTGTAATATCTGCGTCGTCTTCTTTATCAGCTACTGCTGGTTTTGTTTTAGAGTCTGGGGCTGCAATAGCTGCAGTGGGCGCGCTTACAGCAACAGGCGGTTTTGTTAGAGAGGCTAGCTGTACTGTATCTGCGAGCGCAGGCACTACCGCATCCGGCGTTGCAGTTAGGCAGGACGATGCAACCTTGGCAGGGTCTGCGGCGGTCCAGGCAGACCCCCAGGCAATACTGCAGGGAGTATCGGCAATTAGCCCCTCTGCCTCCCTAAGCACTGTTGGGCAAAAGGTTGGGCTGTCATCGGCGGTTATTGCTGCAGCGGCATCTGTGTCGACGGCAGGGGCCAGGATAAGCCAGGGTGTTGCAGCGGTAAGTGTTGCGTCATCTGCAACGGCTTCTGCGGTCAAGATAGCGTCGGCCCAGTCGTCCCTTGAGGCGAACAGCCAAATAGCAGTGCTGGGTAATATTACTGCTGGCGGAGTAAGCGGTATAAGTGCATCATCTGCTCTGGTGGCTGTTGGGCGGATACTGTGGCTAGACCAGCCTGCTAGCGATGAGGCTTGGGCTGACAAGGGCCAGGCAGCAAATGAATGGTCAGATGTGGCGTCTGGCGACAATGACTGGGTAGGCGTTTCTGGCGCTTCACAAACATGGACAAACGTGTCCGACACTGTAACTTTATGGGAGGCCGCTTAAATGGCTGATACAACTACAACCAATTATGGTCTGACCAAGCCAGAAGTCGGCGCTTCAGAAGATACTTGGGGAACCAAGATAAACACCAACCTGGACACTCTGGACACGACTGTTGACTCTATCCAGGGTAAGTCAGGCGCTGCTACGCTAAAGCATACTGACAGCGCTAAATTGACAACGACTGCTACAGGCATAGACGTTACTGGCACAGCCACGATGGATTCGCTTACTGTAGATGGTACTGGTGACGGCGTAAAAGCGACTATTGGAAAAACTGGCGGTACAAATCTAAACATCTACGCTGATACAAACACAGTTTATTTGGCAGGTAGTTCTGCTTTAAGTACTGCATATATTATTGACCAGACTAATAACAATATGCAGTTCAAGGTCAACGCCGCAGAACGCATGCGCATAGACTCATCAGGGAATGTGGGCATAGGGACTACTTCGCCTAGTAGCTTTAATTACCTAAGTACTTCCCCTCATTTAGTGGTCGGCGGAGGTTCTAGTGATGCGGGTGTTACCTTTTATAGCAGTACTAATGGATATGGTAGGCTTGCTTTTGCAGATGGGACAGACTCAACAGAGCAATACCGTGGTTTAATCCAGTATTACCACAGTGATAACTCTATGCAGTTCTACACAGGCTCTGATGAACGCATGCGCATCGACTCATCAGGGAATGTGGGCATAGGGACTAGTTCGCCTACTAAGCAGTTGGAAGTGCAAAATGCGGCGGCAGGTACAGCTATTAGGGCAAGTAATAATGGCGGGGGTTATGCTGAACTGGCTTGTA